GGTCGGTAGAATCTATCACCATTGAACCCTACACATTGCAAATCTGTGATGACATATTCGGGATTATTAGACCAGATGATTTTTTCTGGTGCAAATTCTTTATTTACAGAAGCGATTACTAGGTCGTTTATTTTTAATGGGTATCTATCTTGATCTGAAAGGGTTGTATCTAGTTGAAACTGTAGATTGAAGCCAGAACGACCATAGGAAGCTTCACGTTCCATTAAATCCTGTGCTGAGAACCTTATAGGGTCTACAGGATCATTAGGCTTTACAAGTCCTTCTGTAAGTTGTTGTTGAATCTTAGGGGCAAGTCTATCTCCATAGTTGTTTTTTAGCTGTGGGTAACGTGCAGTCCATATTCTTGTTTCATATCCTCTTTCTTCTAGCGTAAGATACACAGAATTTTCTACCTGTGGTGTACCAAGAAAAGTAATCTTGCCATTTGGTTTTAATATAGCTTCAAATTCTTTTACAGCTTCACTAAGTTTGTCTCTCATGGGCTGTGTATAGGAATTATTCGGAACCTCTACGTCATCAGCGATTACTTCATCTGCTCTGGCTCCTGACATCTGCCCTAGGACACCCCTAGAAGAGCATGAGGGAGCATGATCGGCCTGTGCAGGTTTTACATCAAAACTTACCTTACTGTTTCTCT